CGTCGATCCGCTCGCCGCCCGCGAAGTCCGCGAGCTCGGCGCCCGAGTATTCGACCTCGACGTTCACGAACGCCGCCGGGAGCGCCGGCGGCGAGGTCGGCTGCGGCGGCTCGAGCTGCCCGCTCGGCCAGAGCACCGGCGCGGAGGTAAAGGTTGCCAGGAGAGCCCCGATCGCCGCCCGCTCGCTCCCGTAGCTCACGCGTCGCCCCCCATCACCCGACGGATCGCGCCCTCGACGATCGCCTCCTCTTCGGCCGCCAGGCGCGTCAGGATCGGCGTTTTCAGCCCGACCGGAGCCTGTTTCGATCCCACCATGCGCCCGCGCACCTGCGAGACGGTGCCGCTCTTGTGCCGCCGCTTGTAAGGCTTCGCCACCTTCCGGCCGCCTTCGATGACCAGAGCGTGCGGCGCCGTGGCGCCTACCTTCGTAGGCCGCCCGGCCGCGATCGCGTCTTGCGGATTCGGCGGGTAGCTCCGCCAGCTCGCGCGCAAGCTCGGCCGGCCGCTCGCGCGCTGCGAGCCCACCGGCGACGACTCCCGCGCCAGCTCGAGGAGGCGCTCGTGCAAGCTCGCGTGCACCTCGGCCGTGAGCTCGCGCAGCGAGAGCCCGACCATCTCGGGAAACTTCGCCGCGAACTCCTCGAGGCCCGCGAACGTGTGCCCGGTGCCGCGCATCAGCTCACCGCATCCCCCACGACCACCGTCCACCGCGCCGGCGTGCCGCCCGGCGCCACCGGCCGCACCTCCACCACCGGGAACGCTTCCCCGCCGTCGACCACGAGGTCGCCCTCCTCCGGCGCCGTCAAATCGTCGCCGACCAAGTGATAGGCCCGCCGATCCGTCCGCCGGCCGTCGCCCGACTCCTCGAGGAGCTGCTCGCCCCGGAACGCGTACAGCGTCCGGTCCGCGTACCCGGCCGCCAGCGTCACCGCCCCGCCGGCCGGCACCTCCGCCGCCAGCGCCGGAGCGATCGACACGGAGAGCTTCCCCGCCGTCGTCGCCTCCGCGTCCGCCTGCACCACGTAGGGAGCCGCGTGCCCGGCCACCGTCAACGACGCCCCGGCCACGATCCGGCCCCGAAGCCCCGTCCCTTTGAGCGCCAGCGCCACCGCGCCGAGCGCCTGCACCCCGTCCGCCTCGAGCGCCGCGATACCGTCGCCCGTCACCTGATTGACCAGACTCGCCCGCCGGCGGAGCGTCACCGTTCGATCCCCGCCGAAAAACCGGATCGCCGCCGCCGACACCGCGCGCGCCGCCGCGCCGTAGCTCACCCCGCAAACCTCCACGGGTCGAGCGCCCGGCGCGCCTCCTCCGGCAGCCCGGCCGCGAGCGCCGCCCCCGGCGCCCACGAGGCCGAGAAACCATCCGCCGAAAGGCTGGTAAGCCCCGCCTCTCGCTTCCGCGCGCTGTAGAGCAGCCCGAGCACGTACAGCGCCACCGCCTGCACCCCGGCCGGCACCTCCACCGCATCCCGCGCCGTCGCCGTCGCCGTGCCCACCGCCACCGTCGCCCCGGCCGTCGTCGGCCAGACCGGCTCCGGCCCGGCGCCGCTCGCGCCGGCCGTTGTCACCTCGAAAAGCCACGGCGAGAGCGCCGGCGAGCTCGGCCGGAGCCAGGCCCCGGCCGCGAGCGTCAAGCCCGTCGCCCACGTCTGCACCGCATCCGGCGGAAGCCACCCGCCGTGGTACGTCACCTCGAGCTCCGGCTCGGCCTCCTCCGGCCCCGCCGTGCCGCCCGACCAGCCCGCGTTCCGGTAGAGAATCCCGGCCGCCGGGTCGATCGCGTCGGCCTCGAGCGTCTCGTCGTAGGCCTCGGCCGTGACCTGGTGCGCGTCGACCGGGAAGGCCGAGAGCGCCACCCGATGCCGCGACGTGACCGGGAGCGCCTCGAGGTAGCGCTGCCGGAGGAGCGGCCGCCCGAGCTCGCCTTCGAACAGCCCCCGCACCCGCTCGAGCAGCGCCGCCACCGCGGCGTCTTCCGTCGCGCCCGAGATCCCGAGCTGCGCCTTCGCCGCGGCGAGCGTGACGAGCGACCCGTAGGCCGAGCGGGTGAGCACGCGGAGCGCCACGAGCTACCGCCCCCGCCGCCCCTTGCGCGCCATCGCTTCGGCCCGCTCGCCCCGCCGCGGCGCCTCCGCGGTTTCCACCACCGGCGCCGGCTCGCTCGGCGCGGCCGGCTTGCGCGTCTCGACCGCCACCGCGTAGCCACCGGCCACGAGCGACGCGCCGAGCTCCGCCGGTACTTCGTGCTCGCCGGGAGCCAGGCACCCGGCCGGGCCGGCGGCGAGCGTCCGCAGCAGGATCCTCACTGGTAGACCACCGTGAGCCCGTCGGCGTTCGTGAGCGTGGCGTGCACCTTGGAAGCGAAGAGGATGCCGCCCGGGATCGGAAGCACCACCGTCGCCGCCGCCGAGGCCGGCGTGTAGACCGTCAGCTTGGTCGTGCCGCCCGCGCCCCCGTCCTTGAGCACCGCCGTTCCGGCCGTCGCCGTGCCCCGCACTTCGACCGCGAGCACCTGCGCCGGGCCGGCCGTCACGTCACCCGTCGCGGTGACCGATGCCGAGCTCGCCACGTCAGGAGCTCGCCAGAACCCCGACGCCCTCGAGCGCCAGGAGCACCGCGTTGAGCTTGGTCACCACCGCGTCGAACTCCGCCTTGTTGGGCGCGGTGCCCGCCGCCACCGACGCGTCCGCGATATGCGCGGCCTGCGTTCCGGCGGCCGTGATCTTCCCGCCCGACGCCACCTCGAGCTCGCCGCCGCTGGCGACCACCAGGGTGGCGCCGCCCGGCTCGCGGTAGACCTTCGTTTCGTAGCTCATGCGTCACCGCCTCCGAAGGAAAAGAGGGGGGCGGGCGGGAGAGTCCTTTGCACCCGCCCCCCGAGGGTTCACTTCGTCAGCTCCCGACCGCGAAGGTCGAGGCCGCCACCGTCGTCGAGCTCTGCGTCACCGGAGCCTTGCTGCCCCGGTAGCGCACCGCGATGCACTCGCCGAACGCGATGTTCTGCGTCGCCGAGGTCCGCACGCCCTGCACGTAGCGCTTCTGCGGGCGGAACACGTCCACGATGAGAAGCTGACCGTTGAGGTCGTCGTTCGCGCCGGAGGTGGCCGCGGCCGTGGCGCCGGTGACGGCGCTCATGCCACCGTCGGCGTTCGTGTCGCTCGCCTCGACCTTGAGGGTCGCGACACCACCGCTGACGCAATCCGTCACCGTGGTGAGGAACACCACGCCGTCCCACCCCGACATGTCGAGAATCGAGGTGTTGGCGTCGGTGTTGTTGGCCGCTCCCACGGCGGCCCCGGCGTAGTCGATCAGAGCGTTCTTGAGCAGGCTCATGGTGTCCCTCCTCAGCCCAGCTTCACGCGGGCGAAAGCCTCGCCCAGCACGGGCATGCCATCCGCCTCGAGACGGCCGATGAAGCCCACCTGGTTGCTCTCCGCGTAGAGCTCGTCGAGCCGCTGGAGCTCGAACTGCAGCGCTTCGGCGATCCAGTAGTAGGAGAAGTCCCCGACGATGCCCACGTACTGCGCGGTGGTCGCCGTGTTCGGCGCGTACTCGCTGACGTAGAGCGGGAAGCCGAGCAGCCGGTCCGGCATGCCCGGCGTCATCGCCAGCTCGAGGAGCGGCTTGCCCTCGCCGTCCTTGAGCTTCGCGATCAGCTTCACGATGTCGCGGTGAAAGATCCAGGCGGCCCGCTGCCAGTAGCCGCCCTTGATGCCGTACTTGGCCTCGAGGAGCCCGTCGAGCGTGGGGTAGGTGGCCGCGTTGCCGGTCGCCACGTCGCGGGAGGTCGGAATGCCGTCGTTCGATGCCGTGAACACGCCGAGAGGCTGGCCGGCACCGCTGCCGGTCATTGCCGCCTTCTCGAGCGTGATTCCGAACTTGTAGGCCATGCGATCCCGCACGATGCCCTCGGCCGCCGCGGCGAGCCGGAGCAGGCGCCGGGAGACCTTGATCCGCTTGCCGAGCGGATACGGCTTGAGCTCCCGCTTGCCGAACGCCATCGTCGAATCTTCCGAGCCCGTGCCGAGCTCGCTCGTCCACGTCGCGTCCGCCGGATCCGCATCGAGCGAAGCCGCGCCGAGCGACTCGGCGGCCGTGACCGGCAGCACCGTCGCGAGCTGCCGAATGAAGGTCTGGTCGTCGATCGCCTTGATTAGCTCCGCCGTGAACTCCTGCGGCGCCACCAGGTAGCCGCCCGCCGTCGGCGAGTCGACCTGCAGCGCCCGGAGCTCCTCTCCCGTGAGCGAGCCCCGGCCGTTGACCAGGAACGACCGGAACGCATTGAGCGCCGAGCTCACCCCGCCCTGCGCGCCGCGGTTCTCGGCGCCGCCCGCCGGCACCGTCCGGGCGCCCTCGAGCTCCGCCTCCACCTCGGCCTGCTTCGCCAGCGTCGCCGCCAGCGCGTCCGCGTCCGCCTTGAGACTGGCGATCTTCTCGTGCAGCGCGTCGAACTGCGCCTGCTCCTCGCTCGTGAGCTGGCGCTTCTCGTCCTCGGCGCGAGCCAGGATGCGGCCCGCCTCCTCGGCGAGACGCGCCCGCTGCTCGAGCATCTCTCGCACCCGCTTGTTCATGGGCCGTCCGCCCTCCTCGTTTCGGGCCGGCCGAACGCGCGACAGGCGCGGAGCCGAGCCCGGGTTGATCCGGGTTGCGGCCCCGCGCCCGTCTCGGCGATGCGCGGTTGCCTCGTCTTCGCCCGCAGAGTACCGTAGCCCCCCGCGGGCGACTGCCGAAAATCGCCCTACTCGGCGACCACCTCGAGCTCCGCCCGGAGCTGCCGCAGCTTTCGCCCCGGGTCCGGCGCGTCCGTGCCCTGATTCTCCGTCGGGTGCGCCGCCTGCCAGGCCGCCAGCGAGCGCATCCCGACCGCCGTTTCCGGATAGAACGGGAAGGTGACCGGCGACACCTCGAGAAGCTCCCCGACGCGCACCAGCGTCCGCTGCCAAACCCCGCCCTCTCCCTCCTCCCACGAATCCTCCGCCACGGTGAACGCAAAGGAGGCCCCCGTCACGTCACCCCGGCGCATTGGCTCGAGCGCCAGATCCCGCAGCACCCCGGCCGCCGGCGGCTTGATCTCTCCCCACAGGCCCGACACGCCGCCCTCCTCCCGCTCCTCGAGACGGAGCGTGCCGCTCTTCGTCCGCCCGAGCACGAAATCCGCGTTGTGATTCCAAAGCGCCCGCACGTCCGCGAGCGCCTCGAGCGCCGGCCGGAAGAATCCCCGCGCGATCCGTTCCCGGAAGTTTCCATAGACCGGCGACCACCGCTCGTAAATCGCGAACCATCCCCGGATCCGCTCCGGCTCGCCCTCCGCCTCCGCCGGCGCGAGCCGCAGCTCCGCCGCCTCGAGCGGCAGGAACCGCCGCTCGACTTCGCCCGTCTGCCCTGCCCGCTTCGTCTTCACCGCCCCACCTCCTCACCGAATCGCCGCGCCGCCACGTCCGGCCGCGTCCGCGTCCACTCCTCCGCCCGCGCTTCGATCGCCCCGAACGGCTCGCCCGCTCCCTCGAGTAGCGCCTCGAGCTGCGCCAGCGAGGCCCCCACGTACTCCGAGGCCTCCCGCGCCGGCTCGCCGTCCCACGCCTTCCCGAACGCCTCGGCGAGCTGGCGGAGCTCCGTCTCGAGCACGAGCTCGGCCTCCTGGTAGAACGCATCCACCGCTGCCCGGAAGCCCTCGGCGCCCGTTCGCGACACCCGCGCCTTCGCCGCCAGCCGCGCGAGCGCTTTCTGCTCCCGCCGCGCGAAGCGCGCGTAGACCGCCCGCACCATCGCCCCGCACGCCCGGCGCAGCTCGGCCCGCGCGTTGACCTCCGGCCCGGCGTCCGGCGCCGGTTCCGGGGTCGGCTCCGGCTCCGCCTCCGTCGGCGTCACCTGCGCCGGCGACCAGGCCCGCCCGACCACCGGCACCATGTTCAACGGCGTCAGGTAGACCGCGCCGGCTCCGTCCGGCAGCGGCGCAAGGTTCTCGAGCTCGCGCACGTCGTCGGCCGAGAGCCATCCCCACTGGCGCCCCACCGCGTAGGCCGCAAACCGGCTCGCCTGGTCGCCCCGCAGCAGCCCGTCGACCGCGTGCTCCGCGTAGAGCCCCGCCGTGCCGGAGGTGCCGAAGAGCTTCCGGTTGATTTCCTGCTCCCAGCGCACAAGCCACGGCCGGAGAGAGTGCATCACGAACTCGAGGCCGAGGTGCTCAATGTTACTGAACGTCGCCCGCTCGAGGTCGGCCAGCATATGCGGCGGCACCCGGAAGATCCGCGCGACCTCCGACACCTGAAAGCGCCTCGTCTCGAGAAACTGCGCGTCTTCGGGCGGGATCGTCGTTGCCGTGAAACTCGCCCCCAGCCCGAGCACCGCCACCCGCCCGGCCCGCTCGACGCCCTGGTGGGCGGCCTCCCACGCTTCGGCGATCTTCGCTCGCGCCTTCGGGTCGAGCGCCTGGTTGACGGAGAGCACGCCGCCCGGCCGCGCGCCGTTGCCGAAGAATCCCGACCCGAACGCCTCGGCCGCCTGCCCGAGCCCCACGGCCTCCCGCGCGAGCCGCACCGGCGAGAGCCCCACCAGGCCATTCCAGCCCAGCGCCGGCACGTGTAGCACGTCCGCCGGCTCGAGGATCGCCGGGTGCCCCCCCGGAGGATCCGTTGCCGGATCCGGCCGCACCTCATAGAACACCGAACCGCCGGCCGACCGCTTCACCGTGACGCGTGACGGGTGGATCGGCCACACCGCCCGCGCCGATCCGTCGCCGGCCCACTCGATCCGCGAGTACGCGTTGCCCCACGTGAGCACGTGCACCATGCCGAGCTCGCGCCACACCACCGCGGTCATTTCCGGATTCGGCGCGTCGTGCAAAAGCGACCAGGCCCAATGCTGGCGCGCCGTCGCCTTGCCCCGCGCCCCCGCCCGCCGGTAGACCTTGAGCGGCAAGCTCGCCGCCGACTCGGCCAGAATCCGAACGCAGCCGTACACCGCCGAGAACGTGAGCGCCGACTCCTCCGACACGTCGACGCCCGCGCCCGTTCGCCTCCCGCCGCCGAAGAGGTCGACGAGCCACCCCGGCGCGTTCGCCGGCGCCGCCCCCGGCAGCACACCGCCGCGCGCCTCCACCAGATCCCGCAGTATCACCGGCCGTCCCTCCGTCCCGAAAGGTAGTCCCCGAACACCAGCACCCCCGCCGCGAGCAGCGCCGCCCACAACCCCCACCGCAGCCCCGCACCAACCGCCACCAGCGCCACCCCGGCGAGCCCCTGCCATGCCTCGAGGCCGCGCATCAGAGCACCATCAGGAGCTCGTCGGGGTCGACCGCCCGAGCTCCCGCCGCGAGCGAGGCCCGCCCCACCGCCATCGCGAGCGCCACGATCCCGTCGATTCGATCCGCGGATGCGGCCTTGTCGGGCTTCGCGTTGCCGGCCGGATCCATTTTCACGGACACGTTGCCGGCCATCCAGCGAAGGACCGGGTGCCCACCATGCGCCAGCCGCCGCCCGAGCACGAGCCGCTCGAGCTCCCGCAACGCGGGCGCCATCGTTTGGAAGCCCTGCCGCATCGGCACCATCACAAACCCCTCCTCCTGCAGCTCCGTCGCGAGCTGCACCGCGCCCCAGGGATCGAAAGCCACCTCGACCACCTCGAGGTCGAGCCCCTCCCGCAGCGCGTGGAACCATTCCCGAATCCACGCATAGTCAACGATGTTGCCCGGCGTCGCCGTCACCAGGCCCGCATCGATCCACGCGTCGAACGGCACGCCATCCGATCGCACCCGCTCCGGCACGTTTTCGGCCGGGATCCAGAACTGCGACAGCACCACCCCGCCCTCCGTCTCGTCGTCGGGATCCTCCGGAGGGAAGTAGCACGCCGCCGCCGTCACGTCGCGAGAGGTTGAGAGGTCGAGCCCGACGTAGCACCGGCGCCCCGCAAGCTCCGCCGGATCGACCGGCCCGGCGCATGCGTCCCACGCCTCGAGCGGGAGCCACATGGTCCGCTGCTCCGTCCAATCGTTGAGGTGTAACCTCCGGAACGCCGCTTGCTTCCCAGGGATCGCCCGCGCCTGGTCGCACTCCCGGCGGAGGTAGTCCTCTTTCACGCTCACGCCGAGGTTCGGATTCGCCTTGCGCCACGTCGCCGGCTCCGTCCAATCGTCGCCCGCGTCCGCCCCGGCGATGTAGGCCAAGAAGGAAGGATCCTCGACCGTGCCCTCGAGCACCTGCCGGCCGTACTCGTGGAGCTCCCAGCACACCGAGGCCCGACCGTGGCCGGCCGTCGTGATCAGGAAGAGGAGCGGTTGCCGGCGCGCGCCCATCGCCGTCTCGAGCACGTCGAGGAGGTCGCGCGACCGGTGAGCATGCAGCTCGTCGACAATGACCCCGTGAGGGTTGAGGCCATCCAATGTATTGAAGTCAGCGCTCAGGGGTTCGAACTTCGAATGCGTCGCCGTCACGTGTAGGTTGTGCCGGAACGCCCCCACGCGCCGCGCCAGCGCCGGCGAGCTCTTGACCATGCGCGTCGCTTCGTCATGGGTAATGAGCGCCTGGTCTCTCTTCGTGGCCGCGGAGTAGACCTCGGCCCCCGGCTCTCCGTCGGCGACCAGGAGCACGAGCCCGACACCGGCCGCGATCTGACTCTTGCCGTTCTTGCGCGGCACCTCGACGTAAGCCTTCCGGAACCGGCGCCGGCCATCCTTCATGCGCCAGCCGAAGACCTGCGCCACGAGGAACTGCTGCCAGGCCTCGAGCTCGAAAGCCCGCCCGGCCCACTCGCCCTTGTGATGGCGGAAGAGCGCCGGAAAGGCGCGCACCACCCGCGACGCCTCGGCCTCGTCGAATCGGTACGCCCGCCCCGGCTTCGTGCCCCACCGCGAAAGCTCGCCGAGGAACCGCTCCGCCGCCAACCGAACGAACCGCGATGCCGGCTCGCGCTCCGTCGCCACCGCCTCCGCGTAGCTCTCCCACGCCGGCACCACCCGCCGCGGCACCGCCGGCGCCTTGCGCCGCGTCGCTTTCACCGCCTTGCGACCGCCCTTCGCCGGCTTGCGACCGCCCTTCGCCCGCGTCGGCCGCGTCACCAGAGCACCGCCACCGGCACCCGCCACCGGCGCATCCGCTCGAGCCGATCGAACGCCCGGTCCCTCACCTTAAGATAGGGATTTTCAATCGGCGCCCCCGTCCGCGGATGCGCCACGATCGAACCGTGCGCCGCGATGTTATCGACCGCCTCCCGCCACTCGACCCACGCGTCCGCGTAGAGCTCCGCCACGTCCGCCGACACCCCCGCGGCGCGAAGCGCCGCGATTGCCTCCGCCCGCGAGCTCGGCCGCTTCGGCTCGGCCGCTTTGCCATTGCGCCGCGGCGCCGTCACTTCGCCCACACCTTGCCGGCCTCGAAGCGCCGGAGCTCGCCGGCCGGCCACGCCTGCGCCACCCCCGACGCCTCGACCGCCTCCCGATGCGACCAAACCGGACCGAGCACCGGCAGCGACGCCTCGAGCTCCGCCACCAGACCGAACTCCGGCCCCCCTTCCGTCAAATCGAACTGCTCGAATCGCGGGTTCGCATTGAGATTCATGCTCCCGCGCGCGAGCATCCGGAGCCCTCGGCCCGCGATCCGCGACAGCTTCGCGTGGTTTAGACAGATTCGCACCGACTCCGGCCCGAACCGCGCCTGCCACCGGCCCACGAGCTCCGGAGTCCGCCGCGCGCCGGATTGATCTATGACCAGCAGCGCCGAGCCGATCGCCCCGTCCGCCATCAGCCCCTCGAAGCACTCCGCCTCATAATCGGCGATGCACCATGTCCACACCGACACGTCGGCCGGCGCCACCTGCGCCGCGAGGTAGCGAATTGCATCAATCATTGACCATTGCCCGCGCGTCACCGCGAACACCGAGAGCCCCGCCTCAACCGGCCCGATAGCCTCCGCCGCCGTCCGGAGCGACTCCACCGCCCGCGCCCGCCGCGCCGCAATCCGGCTCGAGCTCACTTCACCAGCCCCCGCGGCCCGAGGAACTCCTCGAGCGGGTCGGCCGCCTCCGCCTCCGCCGGCGCCACCTTCGCCCGCGCCGCCGGCGTCAAGCCGAACTCCACCAGCCCCACCTTGAACCGCCGCCACGCGTCCGCCCGCTCCGCGAGCGCCGGATGCGCGCGCACCATTTCCGAGCCCGCGTCGTTGATCGTCGTGTACCAAGCGCCGCCCGCGGCGTCGATCGCCGCCTGCGCCTCGGCCATATCCGCCCACGCCGAGCACGTGAGCTCCAGCGCCGCGAGGTCGGCGACCGTGAGCACCCGGAGCTCCGCGAGCACCGGAACCAGCCGGCGCCACATCGCCGCCGCATCCTTCCGGAGTCCGCGCGGAGGTGGCGGAGCGACCACCCGCGGCTTCGGCTCGCCCTTCGGAAGCGCCCGCTTGCCAGGATTGCCGCGCAGCACCTTCAGCGCCGTTGGCGTCGGCCGTCGGCCAGCCATCACCCCGCCCCTTTTTCCCGTTTCATTTTGCGGCCGCCCCTACGCGTCCGAGCGCCGGTCACGAAGCCCCCGGTTGCAGAGATTCCGCCCCCCCTACCCCCGCGCTCGCCGGCCGTCTTCGCGTTGTGACACGCCCGGCAGAGCCCTTGCCCGTTGGCGAGCTCCCAGCCGCCGCCAGCGCGGAGCGGCGTCACGTGATCGGCCACCGTCGCCGGCGCCCGGCTGCAGGCTCGACAGATCGGATCGCGCGCTAGGATCGCCGCGCGCCAGCGCCGATGGTCCGCGCCGTAGCCGCGCGCCGCCGTGCCGGGGCGCTCGCGGTCGGCTCGACGGTGCCGCTCGGCGCGGTGCTCGGCGCACCAGCCGTCGGCCGCAAGGCGCGGGCAGCCCGCGTGCCCGCACGGGCGGTTCGGAGCTCTCGCCACGCTGGGAGCGTAGCGCCCGCCACCGAAGCCACCTTCCGAAACTCCCGGCCGCGAGCTCGAGCAATCCACGCGAGCGCCTCGCCCGAGCGGAGGTGCTCCCGCGTCACCCGGAGCACGCGCCAGCCGGCGAGCACCGCCTCGTTCCGCTTTTCCATGTCGGCCCGCTGGCCGATCGGCCGCGAGTGTCGGCCGCGGATCCAGAGGCCGCCGTCGACCTCGACCGCGAGCCGCTCCGCCGGCCACGCGAAGTCAAACCGCCAGCGGCGCACCGGATCGAACCGCACCTGCTCCTCGAGCCCGTCGTCGAGCCCGGCCGCCTTGAGGTGCCAACGGAGGATCCGCTCGAGCGTCTCCGCCCGCGCCAGCTTCGCCTGCCGCCGCGCCTCAGCAGCCGCCGACTCGGGATTCCGTCTCACAGCCCAAGCTCCTCGCG